TGTAACACCAGACGGTAGTGGATATCAAGGATATCTTGTAGGTGACGGTATTCCACCTAATGGTGCACCGTATGGACAAGGAACTGGATTTCCAGCTGAGGCAGATTTAGGAGATTATTTTTTGCGTATTGATTTATCACCTAACAGACTTTTTAGATATGACGGCAACAGTTGGCGTAAAATAGAAGACGCTGTAAGAACAACACTTACACCTACAAGCACCAAGGATACTCTAAAAGGTACATTTATTAACAACAAAACCGTAAATACTATATCAGGCGATGATATTGTAGAGCGACAAGCGTTAAGTAAAGCTCTAAAAGCAAAGGCAGATAGTTAATGCAGTTTTTTTATGATGGACAAATACGTAGGTACATTACACAAATTGTACGTGCATTTAGTAATTTTAGTTACCAAGATGGTGATGGCGATATAAGAAGAGTGCCAGTAATGTATGGCGACATTACAAGACAGGTAGCAAGTATTATTCGTGATAACAGTGAGAACAAATTGCCTAGTGCGCCACGTATGGGTATCTATATAACTTCACTACAAATGGATAGAGCAAGACTAAGTGACAGTAGTTATGTAAGCAAAATCAATCTTAGAGAAAAGGAATATGATGCTGAAACAGATAGTTATGTTGCGGCACAAGCAAAAGGATATACTGTAGAAAGATTACATCCTACACCATACATGTTAGCAGTAAACTTGGATTGTTGGGCTACAAGCACTGATCAAAAACTTCAAATACTAGAACAGATTTTTATGTTGTTCAATCCTGACTTAGAGTTTCAAACAACAGACAACTATGTTGACTGGACAAGTTTAAGTGTTTTATATTTAGAGGACATTAACTTCAGTAGTAGGACTATACCTGTAGGAACTAATGACGAAATAGATGTTGCTACATTAGGATTTACTGCACCAATATATATTTCGCCTCCAACAAAAGTTAAAAAACTTGGTATTATTACCGACATTGTTACAAGCATTTACAATCAAGATGCAGGTACTATTAGCTTAGAAGGATTCAACCCGCCAACAGATTCTGACCTAGGTGCGGCTAGTGGCGTAACAGTATTACCAGATGGCACTGTGGTCAATGATGGTAGCTTAGGTATAACAAGCACATCAGGAATAGGTGGCAACGGACGTCTTGATATTGCTAGTCCTACTGTAACAAGTTATAGAAACTTTGACTTAATAATAAACGACGAAGTAGGAACTATAGCTAAGAATAAAAAACTTAGAGTTGGAGATATTTCTTGGTTAAACATTATTGAAGCAGAGTTACCTTCAAAATATCAACCTAATATAAGTCAAATAAGAATACGTAGAGCAGAGTTATCTAATGAAATAGTAGGTACATTTATCATTAATCCCGATGATGACAAACAAATGTTAATAACTTGGGATATTGATACGCTACCATCAAATACAATATTAACAGGGCCTTCAAAATCAGATGGTACAATAGATGCTCTTGTTAATCCAATAACATATAATCCTACAAGCACAAAAGCTCCTGGTACTAGATTATTACTGTTAGGGCCAGTAGGATATAAAGTTGATAGACAGTTTACAGCAACAACTAGTTCAAATAGAATAGATACAGATTTAGATTTTGTTATAGCTAGTAGTTCGTTAGCTGGACGACAAGGCGACAACACAGTTACTAGTTTTCAAGTGTTTATAAATGGTACACCTGTGTCAGCATCACAAAATAATATAGATGGAAAGTTTGTTATTACACTAGCTACACCGTATGCAGTTGATGATGTTGTAAGCTACGTATTAAGGTTAAATGAAGATGGTCCCGATGCATGGAAAAATGCAGACACTACAGACTTTGTTGCTGATGCAAACGATATTGTAGAATGGGATGGATCAGCATGGTCTATTATTTTTGATGCAAGTCAAAGTAGTGAAACAACATATGTTACGAATACAACTACAGGACAGCAATATTATTGGAATAACTATTATTGGCAAAGTGCTGTTGACGGATATTATCCAAGAGGAACATGGACTATAACATTATAAGATAATATATAGTATGAACAAGATTATCTGTAGTGGTGCATTATTTTACACTTTAAAAACTAAGCGATTTTTATTTTTACATCGTACTCAAAGCAAGGCAAAAAACCTTTGGGGACTGGTTGGCGGTACTAATGAAGACGAAGAAACACCGTGGCAAGGATTACAAAGAGAAATTGAAGAAGAACTTGGATTATTACCAGATATAAAGAAGACAGTACCATTAGAAACATTTATTAGTAGTGATGAACATTTCCATTTTCATACATATTTGTGTGTAATAAATGAAGAGTTTATACCTAACTTAAATGATGAACATGACGGTTATGCATGGGTAACATTTGGTTCATGGCCAAAGCCATTACACAACGGATTGAGCAATACATTACGTAGTAAAGTAAATCAACAAAAGCTAGAAACTGTTATTAAACTTGTTGATATAATAGCTTAAACTGTGCTAATAACCATTCAAAATCATTAATTTTTACTAGTTCAGTTGGATTGTCTTTATTCTTTTCGCCAAAGTCTCTACCTGCTATAGCACCACTAATAGCCGCTTTTCCAAAAGGCTTATCTTCACCTTTACTACACCACGCATTTAATCTAAACTCAGTTTCGTCATCATTTTGTCTTGCGATAGTTCTACTTGCAAGTTTGCAACACTCACGATATCCACTTCTCCAAGCACTGAAAGCATCTGTGTTAAATGCAGTTGTATTACTCATTTCGTCAACACCTTTAAACTTATCACTTATACTTGTTGTCATATCAGTTGATGATTCGTCCAAGTCTCGTGTAAGCATAGTTGGTAATAGTTTTACACCGCCGTAACCATATACTAGTCCGTTGACTGGGTTATAACTGCGCCAAACATGTACTGTGTCTTTACCATCTATGTCATATGCTGGCACATGATAATCAAAAGTAAAATCCATTAGGATTTCTGCATCTCCGTCTACTACCCAAAACATTTCTGTTTCAACAAGTTCAGCCGCTCTCTTATGTGCGGCATGTATTCCTTTGATATCCATTATGCGTTTTGCTCTTGGAAAGTTTTCTTTTAACAAATAATAGTTTTCATCAGCATTTGGTTCACCGTTACTAATAAAAACAATATCATACGGTTTAGGCATACTAGCAACTTCTGGATATTCCTTTTTTGTAACAAAAAATCTATAATCTATCTCACGCTGACTTATGTTTAAATGTTTACTAATAAGTGCTACACCGTCATAAAACTCACCATTTTTCCATACATGATTAATTTTTCTTTCATATTGATTATGATGGCTTACATAAAAATTCCAATCAAAATCTTCCTTTGGTAATATGTTATCATTAACACTCCAAAACATATCTGTATTGCAATTATTTTTAGCCTCTAAATAATCTTGATAATCATTTATTGTGTAGATTGGATATTGTTTAGGTTTACTAGCAACTATATCCCATTCTTTCTTTTTTATTAAGAATCTATGTTCTATTTCTTTTTCGCTTACTAATACATGTTTACTATATAAAACTATACCATCATAGTTTTCATCATTAAGGAATACATGATTCATATTTCTATCATATGTATTTTGATGACTAAAATACATGTCAAAATCAAAGTCGGTTATTTCAACATCGCTTGGTACTCCCCAGAACATTTCAGAATGTGTATTATATAAAGCATCAGTATATTGTTCGTAGTTGTTTATTGTAAACACAGGATATTTTTTTGGAGTACTTGCTAAAATTTCATGCTCTTTTTTATTAATATAAAATCTGTGTTCCCATTCTTTTTCTGTTATTTCTAAAGCAGTAGTAAGTAATGCAATACCATCATAGTGTTCTCCGTTGAGAAAAACATGATTAGTAGCTAAATCTATTGTGTCTTGATCGTGGAAGTATTGATCCCATATAAAGTCATCACGTACATCAACATCGTCAGGAATAATCCACATCATGTCTGTACCACAACTATGTAATGCTGATATGTATTGCTCATAACTTGATATTGTAAAGCGTTCAAAGTTCTTTGGAACACTTACAACTTCTTCGTGGTCTATTTTTTCTTTTAATTGTTTATATAATATTTCATCTTTTGTTACAATAGAATCTTTACTAAAAAGAAATACACCATCATATTTGTTACCATTTAACCATGCATGATTTACTTTTCTATCAGAACTATGATGACTAATATAATATGAAAAATTAAAGTCTTCATTTATGAGTATTTTATCAGAATATCCCCAAAACATATGTGTAGTGCTTCTTTGTAATGCAAACTCATAATCTTGATAATTGTTTATAGGAAATACATCATATACCCTAGGGTCACTTGCCATTATACGTATTTCTTTTTTATTAGCAAAAAATCTATGCTCTATTTCTTTTTCACTTGCTTGGTAATCTTTAGGGCATAATACAATACCATCTAGTTGATCAATATCTCCATTACCAAATACATGTGGTAACTCATAACTCCATTCATCAGGACTATAACTAAATTTAAAAGTACTTCTTACCATTGTATCATCGTAGACAATCCAAAACATATCTGTAAAACATTGTTCTTTTGCTTGGGCAAACGACTCTACTACCTGTACATCTAAATCACGTTTTGTTAATCTATTCAAAGATTGTTTATCTTTTCCTATGTAAAAAATATCAAATCTATCTTTACCCTTATATGGATCGTAATGACCGCAAATATATTTTTCTTCGATTGATTCATATTCTATTTCGTGTGCATCATTAGGAACAAGTATAACTTTATTATAACTTTTTATTTTTCTACTTTTGTGAAATACATAAGGAAATTTTGTTATCGCAAGTTTTTTAGGCTGATAATACCAAGGAAAACTAGGATATATGTCAATGTCTTTTGCAACTAACCAAACAAATCTAGTTGTTGCGTTACAGTCTTTTAGCACAGAAAAATCACTCGGGTCGTCAACATATATTACATCTGCTTTATCTAATATATGGTTACGTAAAGAATCCTGTCCTGGAAATATGTTTTCTCTTTCAGTTTTAAATTTGTCAAATCTATCAAAAGCTGTCATAATATATTTGTTTTCAATCCTATATGTGCTAGTCTCAAATCAGTGTCTATATATGTATCAAAACCGTGATGCATTGCTTGATTACAAAAGTATATATCCTCTCCGCTATGAGTATCTAAAATTTTATTGTATTCGTGTGCAAACCAGGGCTTAGGCAGAGATTCAAATACTTCTTTACGTACTAGCATACAACCCATGCCTACTGCCCATATTTTATGTAATCCTGTTTGTGCAGTTAAACGTTTAGACATATCAGTAGGGTCGGTAAATGCTACACTTTGAAAAGGTGAATGCTTTGTACTATAAGCGCCAGCAACTATATCCTTATCGTGAGAAAAAAGATGTATAACATTAGATGGAATATACATATCGCTATCTAACCAAAGCAAATGTGTGGCACCGGACTCAAGTGCTTGATTAGCTAGTTGTGTTCTTGATTCGCATATAACACTACTAGAAACTATGTGCAAGTTCCATTCTATTCCTAAGTTAGTCAAACGATTTGTTAAGTCTACAAGACTTTTCATAAAAATAGTATGAACTTTTTCTCTTGCTGGTACGCAAATACTAAGTTGCATTATAACATTGTTGACGGTAATTCTTCAGTGTTTAAATCTTTTTCAGCGGAAATAGTAAGTTGATTCCATGACCTTGCAGAACTTGTTGCAGTTTTTACTGCCTCTTGAAAGTCTTCGGGTGGTAGAGCCGCCATTGCAATCATATTTTCAGGTTGTACTTTGCCAATAGTAAGTAAGTCAGCACCTGCCGCTTTTCCTATATGTGTAATCCAATGCAGTCTATCATCTGCATCTCGCCTTGCCATTACATCATCAAATGTTTCGCCGTCTAAGATTAGGTCAATGCACTCATTTTTAAGTTCTTTTGATAAATCAAGTGTTTCTAACTTATCTATTTTACGAGCTTTTGAATACTCTTGTGCAGTATCAATATGCATTACTTCGTATAGTGTCTTCATTGTGTCTCCTTAAGGTGGTGTTGGAAAATAGTATCCGCCAAATGTACTACTCATTGATATAGTGTTACCAGCAGTAACTCCGATATATGTACCAAGTACACTTATCGTAAAGCTACTTGCAAAACCTCCACCAACAAAATAATTGTTGATGTCTGTCATTGATATTGTATCACCTGTTGCCGGCAGTGCCATAAACGAATCCTATATTACTAACAATAACACACTATTTACTTTGTGTCAAGATAGATAGTCATAATAATGACTACTATAACTATTTATCTAGTAATTTCTTTACTAAGTCTTTGAGCTCGTCAATTTCTGATTGCTGTTCTTTGATTGCTTCAACAAGTAAAGGTACAACACGCTCGTATTTGATTGTCATATACTCATTATCAAACGGAGCAGGTACAACTATTTCGGGTAATACTTTTTTAACATCTTGTGCTAATAAACCTGCTTCAGGTTTTCTTTCTTGACTGTAAGTTTTAAGACCTTTTTCGTAAGCCAAATCGTTCCAAGTATAAATCACACCATTAAGTGCTTTTACTTTTTCAACAGCATTGGTAATATTTCCTGATACATCTTTCAGTCTAGCATCTGAAGCATATGCTGTAAGTTCACCTCTAAACTGCCAGTCGTTGTCGCTAACAAGGTTTCTAGCAGTCCAAGAATCAGTTCCAGCCTGCCTGCGCCATAATGTAGTGTAATCTGCACCAGCACCTGTAGTTGATGGTGAGTCGTCACCGTTGTATTCAATACCGCCACCGTATGTACTGCTTTGCCCAACAAATACTCTACCAGTACCTTGTGTATTACCATAAAGTTGAATCATTGATGCACCACTATCATCTGACTGAATAGTCAATGTAGTGTTAGTACCTGCATCCATTGTATCGCTTTGATCACTACGCATAAACTGTGTACTATCAAGGCTATCCAATGTGTTAGCATTGTCTGCACTGATGCCTGTTAATCCACTACCATTACCAGTAAAGTTAGTAGCATCAACATTACCACTAATGTTAATACTACCAGTTCCTGACAATGTTCCGCTAAATGCATCATCAGCATCACTACGTAAGAACGATCCACTGTCTAATCCATCTAAGTTATCAGCACTTAGTCCACTACCAGCACCATCGTTGCCTGAGTGCCATACAGTGTAAGCAGTACCGTCTACGCTAAACTCTAATCCGCCTGTTCCTGATCCTATGTCAAGGAATTCATTATTTTCGTCACTAGCAATACGCATCTTGCCACCGCTATCTACAAACTGAACATATCCTCTTCTAGTTGATCCTTGGTAAAATCCTATAAACGGACTACCTGTTGCACTTGTGTCTTTGAAAGACATTTGTTCGCCGGATAAACTTGTTGAAATAAGACCAGTTACGGTATCAGCGGCATCGCTACGTACAAAAGATGCACTGTCAATGCCGTCTACTGTTGCCGCATCTACGGCTGTCAATCCACTACCGTTACCAGTAAATGTGCTTGTGCCAATGTTAATATTACCAAAGTTAGCAGTAATCTCACCAGCATCAAGAGCACCAGTACCTGTTAAGTTACTATATGTTCCTGTTACACGAGCATTTGGCACAGTGCCTGTTGCTAAGTTTGAAGCCGCTAAGTTTTGTATACCGCCACCTTGTGTTGTAACTAAACTTCCTGCATATACAGCACCAGCAACACCTAAGCCTCCGCCTATTCTTACTGCGCCGGTTGTTGTAGTAGTTGCCGCACTTGTGTCACTAAATGTTTTGACACCAGCCATTGTTTGATTGCCACCTAGCCTATCACCTGCTACTGTACCACTAGCTATTTCATCTGCATTAATGTTTGTAAGATTGCTTCCGTTACCTGTAAATGAACTTGTACCAATGTCAATGTTACCAAATCCAGAAGTAATAGAACCTGCGTTCAATGCACCAACTGATGTTAAACTACTTGAGACTACTGCTGAGCCTAAACTTGTTGCATCTAAAACTTTTGTATTGTTTATTCTAAATTCTTTACCAGTAAGTAGATTTACATGTTCACTAAAGTCCCAACTTGCATTTACACTAGACCAAGTTATAGTATGATCTGTTGCACCTTTGAGTGTAATACCACCACCATTAGCTGTAGTATCTGTAGGAGTAGCAACAGTACCTAGTTCAATGTTTTTATCGTCTACTTGTAATGTAGTTGAGTTGATAGTTGTTGTTGTACCGTTAACTTCAAGATTGCCTGTTAACGTTAAGTCACCTGCTACAGTTACATTACCAGTTGCATATGCCATAGTAACCTTAGACAAACTGTCACCAAACTTAAAGTCACCGTTTTCGTCTATTTGCATACGCTGTGTGCCAGCTGTATGAAAATCTAAATCATCATTATCGGCACCAGCTGAAGTTTGAGCAACAATAAATGTATCTTGGTCAACATCTTTTACTCCACCTAGTGAAGCCCATGCTGTACCATCGTAACCTTCAAATGCAGTATCAGTTGAGTTAAATCTTATCTGTCCTGTAGCTACTGTTGGTCTTTGTGCTGTTGTACCAACTGGAATTTTTACAGCGCCTGTGCTGTTAAAGTTTGTGTATCCAGTGAAAGTTGTGTTACCACTTGTATCAATACGTAATCTCTCAGTGGCTGTGTGAACAACAATACCAGTTGAACCAACTTCGCCAGTCTTAACTACTATATCACCTCCGGTTGCACTTCCTGTGCCTAGACCTGCTTCAATAACTATATCGCCGCCTGCAACATTAGTTCCAATACCATTAGTACCTTTTATTTTAGCATCTTTAGGTGTAGCACTTGTTTCAGCGTCACCAAAAATAACTGTGCTATTTTTTAGCACAAGATTGTTGTTAATAGTATGAGTTCCTGCTGGAGTATCTACAGCGTTTGCTGTAACAAGGTCGGCTGTTCTTATAGTAAATGATGTAGCAACATCTGTTGCACCACTAACAGGCCATGTTCCGTCTAAGTTTGCTACTGTGCTACTGCCAATAGTAACAGTATCACCAGGATTAACACCTAATGTATAAGGTGTATATGTAAACGCTAATGTTGTTGCTGAAAGAATAGTACCAGTTGTAGCGGCACTCAAATATACTGCATCTGATGTAACACCACTTACTGTAGTGTTAGATGGTATACTTGCACTACCAGTGACAATCATACCTGCAAGAATACCTGTAGTGCTTGCCATAACAACTTCTTTGTCACCGTTAGCAACAACCTCTGCTGTATTAGCTGTAACATTTTCCAAGTTAACAACTACATCTCTACTTGCTGAAGCTTCGTAACTTGCAATAAATGTAAACAAGTTTCTATCACCGGTTGAGTTACCTATTTGTACATTAGAAGAGGCTCCACCTATTTCTAAACTTGTTACGTTTGTATTATATAATCTACCAGCACCTGTACTTGAAGATGTAAGTTTTGCAGAACCAACATCTAAGCCTTCTGCTAGATCAAGTGCAGTACCCCATACAGGTTTTGTACCATCTGATTTTAGAAAGTTATTAGCTCTACCTATGTTAACTGTGTTTATAGAAGCTGTAGTTTCAGCATATAATATATCACCTACAGCATATGTGCTTAATCCAGTACCACCTTTTGTAGCTGGCACATTACTTGTTAAGTTACTTGGATTTAAAAAGTATGCACTATCTAATCCATCTAACGTGCCTGCATCTACTACACCGTCTTTGATAAAAACTTGTCCAGAAGCGGCCGCGTCAACATCAAACTGTGATTGTAGGAATCTAGCTGTACCTAATGTACTGAATGTTCCACCAGCATCAAAGTCAACATTTGCTATACCAATGTTTACAGGATCACCATAAAACTCACCACTTAAACTTGAACCTGTTAGTGTTATTGGGTTGTCTGTGGTTGCGGCTTTCTTAAGACTTTGTACAACAGTTTGATAACTACTATCACCTCTTAAGAATGTATCGCTGTTTGGTGTACCAGTTCCACCCAATCTACTTGGAGAAACAATACCTGAAATAATATTTTCAGCATCAATATTTGTAACAGCAAGTGTATTCCAGTTAGCAAGTAATCTACTACTTGTGTTTATAACGCTGTTAACTTGAACGTTGTTTTTAATTACTTGAGCACTACCAACACCTATGTTTGTAATGTCTTCAGGGTTTGTTACAAGGTCGTTAATACTACTTAGAGCATCACTTCTTAGTGTGTGCAATGTAAATGAGTTTGTTGTAACAGATCCAACAAAGAATCTAGAACCGCTTATAATAGTAGATGCATCTACTTGTGGTAATGCGTTTGAACTTGATCCATCTGATAATGTTTCAATACGTATTGCATCACCTGTTGTAAACCCGTGTCCTTCTACAACAACACTGTTATCTGTAATGTTTACTGTTTTTCTAGTAATGTTATGATTGTTGTTAGCAGGAGTACTTGTAAATGAAACTTTGCTTAACAATGCAAAACCGTTATAAAGTTCTATAATATTTGGGTCTATAACTTTTACATAATAAACACTACCATTTAACAATCCACCAATAGGTGTGTTTGCTAGTGTATCATAAGAAACTGGATCACCATTTGCAAAACCGTGATTAGTGATTGTGATTCTGCTATCAGTGTAGTTCACTGATCCGCCTGATCCTAACAAACCAGCTAGGAAGTTATGTGTAATAACATCATCTACGTTAATGTCTTTTGCACTTGTTACCGCAGTATTATCTTCTACAAAGTCAATACTAGATGAACTAGCAACAAATAGTTCGCCACCTATAATATCTACATAAGCACGTTTTTCAATCGCTGTAATTTGTATTTCAAAGCCACTACCAGTACCACCAACGTTTGCCGCTGTTACTTCTAATAAATCACCTACAGCATATCCGCTACCGCCTCTTTTTATGTCTACATCTGTAACCTGTCCAGCTGTAACTGTAATGTCTGCTTTAGCATTTGTTCCACTACCTGTCTTTGCATCTAACGCTACATCTTTATAAACTAGATTACCTAGGGTAGGAGTATATCCACTACCACCAGTAATGTTTGCATTATCAACATTAGATACAATACCTGATACAGTTTCTGTTACTGCACCTTGAGCATTACCATCAGCACTTGTGACAATAGTACGTGCTGTACCAGTTACACTTGCACTTGCTTTTGTAGGATCAGCACTATCTGTGTTAGCGTATGTAAATGTATTACTTGTTGGTACACTTAGTACTAGTGTGTTTTCACTAAATGTTGTATCACTACAAACAACCTGTACATTGTTTCCAATAGCTAAACTATGAGCACCACTTGTAGTAGCAGTTGCAACGTTACTATTTCTTTCAATGTTTGTAAGAGTTGCACTTGTAAATGTATAGCTATCTGTAGGATCTAAATTTAAAAACTGACTTGAGTTTGAACTTCTCATAAACCAGTTATCAATAATTTCTGTGCTTGGACCTTTGACAGTTGGCTTAACACCAGAATCTACACCATTAACAAAAAGGTTTGGTGCTGTGCCGCTTACATCCCACGGATCACCAGTACTATCATCTGTATCGTCCCATGCTCCTCCTATTGTAACAACTAGCACGTTACCACTGTTTGCATACGAACCTTTTGCATAACCCACTGCACCTGTAATACCAGGCTGTGTAATAGTTGCACCATCAGCGGCATCAAACGAACTAGCAGATAAAGTAAGTTCTACTTGTTCATAATTTTCTGTAGCAATGTCACCAGCTTTCAAATCTACCGGCGGTATATCATCTACTTGTTCAAGTCTTGATTGATAACCATTTGTGTTTGTGTTAGTAAACTGTCTAGTAGCTGGAATCAAGTCACCATTCAACTGACCGTTTGTGTTGAGCTGAACAATAGCACCCGGAACAGCCGCAGTTGACACTGTCTTATCAACAAAGCCACCCAGTCTGTTACTAATAAATGATCTTACTGCTAACTGAGTAGAAAGTCTACCATTACTTGGTCCACCTAGTTCATCGTCACCTAAGTTAACACTTGTTGAAATTTCTTCAATAGCAACATCAGACAAACTTAGTTTCAAAGCATCAAGTTCATCCACCTGAACTTTGTTTCTAAATGTAATGTTACCTGTTCTGTTGAACGCTGTAATAAAGTCACCAACTTTAAAGTCACCAAGTTCGTTTGTACCTGATGAATACACACGCCCTGGCAATTCTTCAAACTGCTCAAACTCTGCTTTGGTGTTACCACCGTTTTGTGGTAGTGCGTTATAGTCTGTACCTGAACCTGCATATTCCCATGTGTGTGCAGATGAGTTAACAACAGATGGTCTGTGGAACCAACATTGATTCTCAGGTAAGTTCACTAAGTTTGTTAAACTACTACTTCCATCAGTTGCTGTCACACTAAATGTTGCTGTGCCTAATCCTGTTTTTGTAGCGGCTTCGTTAACAGCAATAGTTGTATTTGCTGACGGCGATGTATGATCTGCTGTAATAACACTGGTTTCATCAAACTGAATACGTAACAATGAAGCACCAACAGCTACTTCTTCAATACTTACAACAAGTCTTCGTTCTCTAGGTTCCCATGTATGTACGATAGCACTGTTGTTACTTGCACCAGTAGTACCTGCTATTGCTCTACCTGGTACAAAGTTAAATCCTTCTGTGCCAGATTCTAATATAAGAGTTTGGTAAGTAGTGTGCGAACTAATAACTTCTTCTACAAAAAATTCAATCACACCAGATAAAAACTTGTGTGTTCCAGAACTAACTGCAATAACATCAACAGCAAAATCTAAACTTTCATCAAAGCATAATGTAAAGTTGTTAACATCTAAAAGTTTAACATAATATTGCTGTTCGTCATCAAGTCCAAGTATTGGATCATTACCATTTGGTTTATAGATTACTTTTTGTGCGTTTGTAAAATTATGTCCTGTAATAGTGAAAACATTTGTTGTTGCATTCACTGCCGTTGCACCATTAAATGTTGTTTCTGTAGGAACAGTTTTAAAACTGTTAGTAACATCACCTTCTGAACTAACTTCTGTTGGTGATGGTAAGTCATCTGGATCATTAATAATAGTTGTTACAATATCAAACTTTGATCCAGCAAAGTCTTGTACTGCCGCCGCTAAACTTGAAATATAAGTCAACGCAAGTGTTTTTGCTCTGTTAATAGCCGCTATAGTTTGAAGTTCTTGACCGCTGATACTAATTTTAGATGAGTCTTGTAGGTTGTTTGTATAATAAGATAAACCAGCACTTCGTGAATATCTGTTACCTGTGTCCCAAACATCTTTTGCTACTGCTTCAACAATAAGTTGTGTATCTCTATTACACTTACTTTGATCATATGTGAAGCCATACCATATGTTTGCTTGTATTTGTTCATTGACCCATTGAGTTGTATTCTGTGCAATGTTGATACGTCCTTCGAGGTCTAGTTCATTAAATGCTCCTTGCAAACTAGCAGTTGTCCAAGTAATGTCTGGATATATTTGTGTTGGAGGTGTAGCACCGTTACTATTCAAGTAACCTGTAATATCGTCAATCCTTGCACCTGCAAAAGTAGATGCATCTGCACTACCTGCTGTTCCGCCTGTATCTTGTGTTTCTGCGTTACCTGCACTTACTGTTACCGCTGTTTCTAATATAACTTCTTGGATAACTTGTTTCATTCTGTTGTAAGCGGCTACAGTTTCTTCAAGTTTACCTGAACCGTATTGAGCAACGCCGTCTACAAAATATGATAACGCCGCTGAGTTTGTTTGTAAGTTACCGCCATATGTTATGTCATATATTAATGCATCAATAATAAGTCCAACATCATTTTCACACTTAGCTGTTTGGTGAATAAATCCTGTGCTAAACGGAGCAATACCGCCTGCAATTTGCACATTGATCCATGCTGTTACTTCTTTAGTAATAAATGTTTTGTTAGCAATAACCTGTGCTACAGCATTTGCAAACCCACTATCACTAGCATTTGTAGTTCCACCAGTTGGAGTTGGTCTAGTGTATGCCGCGGCAACACTATCTCCTGGAACAGTGTTAGCGTCACCATTAGTCAGTATGTCAATAATTTCATCCCACAATGCGTTTGCTCTTGATGTAGCAGTAGCATCAGTAATGTAGTTTGCAGTGTATGTTTTTGCTTGTGCAAAAGCCGCAATGTGTTGTGCTTTTTGGCTTGCAAAGTTTGAAAAGCTAGGGCTAAAATATCTTAGTGCCGCACTTACTGATCTATAGTTACTGTTGAATAATAAGTCATATCTTATTGCATCTAACAATAATTGTGTATCTCTTCTACACTTTGCTTCATCATATGTGTAACCAGCCCATATACTAGATGATGCTCCTGCTATTTGTGCGTTTATCCAAGTTACAGTATCATCAGCAATAATATCCTTATTCAGTCTAAGTAAATCATGTGCTATTTTATATTCTGAATCTCTAAATCTTAAAACAAATTCTTCAACTGGTGTATCTCTATTAATACCTACAATACTTAGAGTTTGTTTACCTTCACTCTGTCCTGTTGCTGTAACAAAACTTCTATCAAACGAGAATGCTTTAGGTGAAAATCCACTTGATCTAAGAGCATATAGCCCAAAGTTTGTAGCAGAGTTAGTAATAGAACAATATCCGCCTGACTGACAGTAAACACCGTTGAGTAGGAAGATTTCAAAACAAGACACGATCTGTGCATACGCATCGTTGGTTAATCGCCATGCTGTACCACCAAATGATAGA